CAAATTTAAACCTTATTCAACAAGCTATTGCTGGTTATGAAACTATTAACGTTGGAGCATCTGACGTTACATTAGTAATGTCTAACGCAACACTTTCTAATGCGAGAAACATGATCCTTAATTTATCTGGATCACTTACAGGAGCTAGACAAGTATTAGTACCAGATGGAATAGAAAAATTTTATATCGTAAGAGACCAAACAACTAGAAACGGTAATTCATTAACAATTAAAACTGTATCAGGATCAGGTTTTGCAATTGAAACTTCTGGTCAATTAGTTGCTTGTTATTCAGACGGAACAAACGTTGTAGAGATATCATTAAATACTTTAACAGGGACAATCGCTACTGCACAAATAGATAATTTAGCAATCACAGAAGCTAAACTTGCATCTTTTGCAGTAACTTCAGCTAGAGTTGCATCATTTGCAGTTACTGCTAATAAACTTGCAACAAATGCTGTTACAGCTGTTAAAATTGCACAATCAACAATTACACAATCTAAACTTGCAACTGGATCAGTAGGATCAGATCAATTAATCGCAACTGCAGTTACTGCAGGTTCATATACTGTTGCTTCAATAACAGTTGATGCTGATGGTCGTATTACTGCTGCATCTTCTGGAGCATCTGGTGCTGCTGGATATATTCCAAGAATAATTGCAGCTGGAACTGGTGGAAACGTAACTGGAACATGGACTGCTCAACCAGGGACAACTAAAATATTTGGATATGCTGCTTCTGGTGGAGGCGGTGGAGCAAAAAGAAATTCACCTCCGGGATCACCAGCTGGTGCTGTTGGAGCATTTGGTGTGTTTAAAATTAGTAGTGGTAATTATCAATCTGTTCCATATCAAGCGGGTACTTTTGGTAGTGGTGCTGGAGGACAAGCTCAAAATGGTGGAAGTGGTGGAACTACACAACTTGGTAACTTTTTTACTATAACTGGTGGTGCAGGAGCATCTTTTAATGCTAACAATGTACCTGCTTCAGTTGGTCAAATAACATCCGGATCACCAAATTTTATATTTAATAATACACCTGCTTCACTTAAACCAACATTACTTTATGGTGCTTCAAACGCAGGCGATGGTGCTGGTGGAGACCCTAATAACCCTCAGTTTCCTGCTAACGCAGGCGGACCTGGTATTTTAATACTTTACGAATCGGAAAATTAAAATGGCATATTACGGATTATTTTCTAAAAGAACTAATAAAGAAGTTTGTTACATTGCTAGAAATGAAGCGGATCTAGAAAAAATTAAAAAAACACTTATTATAGATTTTTATAATGTTAAAGAAATAACTAGAGAACAATTTTATGGTTTAAAATACAGTTCATTAATAATAGATCAAGATAATTCTACTGAAGAAAATATTATTTGGATTCCTAATAATCCTATTATTTTAAATCAAGAAAGTTTGAATAGATACATACAACCTCTTTTAACAAGATTAAACAACTTGTCTATAAGAAGTGATTATCCTTTTTTGAATGAGGTAATAAACCACAGGGATTTGTTACAAGAAGTTTATGTTAAAAAAGCACAATATTATACATACCCAATGAATTCTTCACTAGAAAAAAAACTTGCGCTGGATGCAATGTTTGAAGATACAATATTAAGTCCTTTACAATTACCTTAAAAATTGTTATTTAAGATATATGTTAGAGAAAGTAATCGAGTTTTCAACTCAAGAAAAATATTTTAATTTAAAACAAGATTATCCAGAACCAATTAAGTTAAATATACCTGAATGGTATAAAAAACTAGAGCATACTGTTCATAAATCAACAGTTAAAGGATGTATGCCATTTTTAGATACTCTAACTTATGGATATTTATTACGACTGCCTCAAGATTTAGTTATAGAAATTACTAAAGATGAAAATAATAACTTTCAAGGTACTTTTATTCCTGCTGCAAAACAAGCAGAATATGTAATTAGAAAATACATGTTAAATCTTAATTTTCATAATGAACAACATGCTCCATCTCAATTAGAGGGGTCTCCTTTGTTAAATAGAAATTATGGTGGATCAATACTTAAAATAATAAATCCTTGGAAAATAAAAACTCCAGAGGGTTATTCTTCTTTATTTTTACCACCATTAAATAACAGGGAAGAAGATTTTGAAATATTGTCAGGGATAGTAGACACGGATAGTTATACAAACGAAGTTAATTTTCCGTTTGTATTAAATAAGGATAAATATCCAAATGGATTTAGTGGAATTTTGAAAAAAGGAACACCTTATGCTCAAGTAATACCTTTTAAAAGAAACTCTTGGAAAATGAAAATAAAATCATTTTCTCAAAAAGAAACTGAAGATAGTACGTTATCATACATGTTAAATTCATTTAATAAATATAAAAATATGTTTTGGAGTAAAAAATCATGCAAATAAAAGATTTAATTAAAGTATATGATAATCTAATTGATGTTCAATCGATGTGTAGTATTTTAAAATTTGTTAATAAATTAGATTTTTTTGATGCCGGAGTAGGTGGTAATGGAAATGAGTTAAGATTAGATAAAAATATTAGAAATGTTCAGACTTGCGATATTTCTAATTATAGTGAAAGTAAAACAGAACAACATTGGGCTAATTTTTTAACTTATTTTTTTTCTCAAGCGGTAACTCAATACAAAAAAGATTTAAAAATATTAGATTTAAATCTAGCTATGAGATTTAATATTAACGCATTAAAATACACAGAAGGGGGTCATTACGTATTTCACATTGATGATTGTTTTGGCATGCAAAGAATACTAAGTATAATTTTTATGTTAAATAATGATTATGAAGGAGGAAAATTATCTTTTAGAAATATAGATGGAACAGGTCAATTTGATGTAGATGTTGCAGCAAATAGACTTATTATTTGGCCAAGTAATTTTTTATTTCCTCATTGTGTTCAACCAATTACTAAAGGAACAAGATTTTCAATTGTGGGATGGGTTGTATGAAAAGTTTAAATTTTAAATATAAAGTTATAGATAATTTTTTAACAAAAGAAGAAGTTAGCTTACTAACTGATTATTGTCTTATATTTCATAAATATAATCAAAAACATTTTTGCGAACAAACTATAAACATGGATACGGCTAAATACTCTGATACAATATTTGAATCTCTTTTAAAAAATAAATGTAATCTTTTAGAAAAAGAAATTAATATTAAATTATTTCCAACTTATAGTTTTTGGAGATTATATACTCTTGGATCTGATTTAAAAAAACACTCTGATAGAGCAAGTTGTGAGGTAAGTGTTACTGTGATGTTAGGCTCTGATGGAACACCTTATCCAATTTACATGGATGGAGAAGCTATAGAATTAAAACCAGGTCAAGCGATTGCTTATTCTGGATGTATCTTAGATCATTGGAGAGAAGAATTTACTGGAGATTGGCATGCACAAGTTTTTTTACATTATGTAGATCAAGAAGGTCCTTACGCAAATGCAAAAAATGATTTTAGATATAATTTAGGTGAACCTATGGAATTAAGAAACGAAGCATTAAAAGAAGAGACTGAAATATTAAATAATAAAATTAAGGATGATTATAAAAAAAGATTGGTTAGATAAAGAAAAAACAAATTATTTATATAATAAATTTTTGTTCAATACTCCACATATGTATGGACATGGTTCTTTAGCAAGTCGTATGTTAAGAAGTTTATATAGTTATACTTTTACTAAAGAAGATCAAGATATAATTTCTCTATGTAAAAAAATAGAAAAAGATTTTTTTAAAAATAAAAAAATAGCAGTTTTAAGAGCATATATTAATATTCAACACTTTGGTATGGACGGTGAGTTTCACCCTGACGATGGAGATACAACTGCTTTATATTTTCCTTGCCCAACAAATATTAATAGAGGATTTTTTCAATATAAAGAAAAAGAAGAAATAATTTCAATACCATACGTTCAAAATCAAATAATTTTGTTTGATGCCTCTATATTACACCGAGGTATTGCTTTTGATGATTTCAAACCGAGAATAACCTTAGCTTTTAAAATAAAACATAAATGAATATAACAGATTATATTTTTAAAAAAAATATTTTACCTAAAGAATTTTGTACTAATGTTATAGAAAAAATTAAAGATAGAGAATGGGATAAACATCAATGGTATAACTATAATACTAATTCTGTGCAGTCTGAACAAACCAAAGAATTAGATATACTACTAATTACAAAAGAACTTCAAGAAGAATTTACTCCATACATATATCAAGTCACAGAAGAATATAATAACAAATTTGCAATACTAGATAATATTAAAACCAATAGATTAGTAAGTAAAATATCTCCTGTAAGATTTAATAGATACTTAGAAGGCACTGTTATGAGAAAACACTATGATCATATTCATTCAATATTTGATGGAGAACATAAAGGTATACCAGTTTTATCTTATGTTGGTAATTTAAATCAAAATTATGAAGGAGGAGATTTAAAAATTTGTAATCAATCTATGAATTTAAAAACAGGAGATATTTGTATTTTTCCTTCTTGTTTTTTATATCCTCATGAAGTTACTGAAGTTATAAAAGGAGTAAGATATTCTTTTGTTACTTGGAGTTTTTAATACTCTATATTTCAAGTTAATCATATATAAGGTATAATGCTTTATGCCTTTAAAAAAGATACCATTAGCCCCTGGCTTTGATAAACAAGATACTGCATCTCAAGCGGAAGGTCGTTGGATAGATGGAGACTACGTTCGCTTTCGTTATTCTAATCCTGAAAAAATAGGGGGATGGCAACAATTATTACCTGAATTATTAGTAGGTTCTGCCAGAGAACAGTTTATTTGGTCAGATCTTAAAGGAAACCGTTATGCAGCCATTGGCACAAATAAATTATTAGTTATTTATTTTGAAGGTCAATATTATGACATTACACCATTGGATACTCCATTAACTAGTTGTACTTTCACATCTATTACTGGATCTGCAACAGTTACAGTTAATAAAGCAGGGCATAATTTACAAATTGGGGATATTATTAAATTTACAGTTGTGACTCTCCCAGGAGGAGGTGTTACTACTTATACAACTTCTGATTTTACAACTAATTTATTTGAAGTACAAACAACACCTAGTGCTAGTACTTTTACTATTACAATGCTTACAAATGAAGCTGGAACAGGAATGACAGCTCAAGGTTCTGCAACAACTAATCCTTATTATAATTTTGGTCCGTTTGGACAGACTTATGGATATGGTTATGGTACAGCTAACTGGGGTGGATTTAGCTCAACAGTTATTCAAAATCAATTAAACGGATCTATTGATAATTCTCAAGCAACTATTACAGTTGATTCAACAACTAATTTTCCAGCGTCAGGTACAATATTAATTGATTCTGAATTAATTACTTATGCTAGTAAAAACTCAACTCAATTTTTAACATGTGTTAGAGGAACTAATGGAACAACTGCTGCTTCTCATAATGATAATACAAAAGTTTATGACGCTGCAACATTTGTAGGATGGGGACAATCTTCTTCTGTACAAACTCCTATTAGATTAGATCCTGCGTCTTGGTCATTAGATAATTTTGGAGAAATATTAATTGCTACAATGCATAATGGTCCTACATTTATTTGGGATCCTACAAATAATGGTCTTGGAGGAAGAGCAACTATTAATACTAATATGCCTACTAAATCAGTAATGACTATTGTTTCAGATAGAGATAGACATGTAATACATTTAGGAACAGAAGCAACTATAGGATTACCTGGAACCCAAGATAAAATGCTTATTCGTTTTTCTGATCAAGAAGATTATGATGTTTATCAACCTACATCAACGAACACCGCTGGAACATTTAGACTAGATGATGGAACTAAAATTATAGGAGCTGTTAAAGCTAAAGATTATATATTAATTCTTACAGATAGTGCTGCATATACTATGCAATTTGTTGGTCCTCCTTATACTTTTACTATTAGAAAAGTAGGATCTAATTGTGGTTGTTTAGGTCAACATGCAATTGTTTTTGCACAAGGTGCCGTATGGTGGATGGGTGATTCTGGCGGATTCTTTGTTTATGATGGTACAGTAACTTCTGTTCCTAGTTTAGTAGAAGATTATGTTTTTTCAACTACTGGATTTGAAAATCCTGGTCTTAATTATAATGCAGATGAAATAACTTATGCTTCTCATAATAGTTTATTTACAGAGGTAACTTGGTTTTATGCAGATGCTTCATCTTCTAATATTAATAGATATGTAACTTATAACTATGGTGAAAAAGTTTGGACAACAGGAACTATGGCAAGAACTACTTATGCAGATGCAAGTGTTTATGATTTACCTCATGCAACTAAATATGATCCAAACGTTACTCCAACATTTCCAGTAGTCAATGGTGTGTCTTCAGGAGCAACTTATTACTATGAACATGAAATTGGAGTAAATGAAGTAGATTCATTGGGAGCTAAAACTGCAATACCTGCATACATTAGATCAGGAGATTTTGATTTAGATGTAGATGGAGATGGCCAGTATTTCCTAAAACTTAATAGATTTATACCTGACTTTAAAAATTTAGAAGGTAATGTAAAGGTCACTTTATTTTTAAGAAGCTATCCTGCCGACACAACAACGGCCAAAGGACAAACAACGATTGGTCCTTTTACTATAAATTCTGATACAGATAAAATAGATACTAGAGGAAGAGCAAGATTAGCTAGTATTAAAATAGAAAATGATGCTATAGATGAAACTTGGCGTTATGGAATATTTAGAGTAGACATACAACCAGATGGAAGAAGATAATGGCTAAAATAGATTTTTACGTACCAGAACCTAAACCAGAATATAATATAGATGTTCAAAGACAAATTATACAAGCTATTGATACTTTAAAGAGTCAGTTGAATACAAGCTTTCTAGAAGAACAAGTACAAGAGACACAAAGATTCACATGGTTTAACTTAAGGTTTGGTTGCTAATGTCTTGTGATAATATAAATATTACTACACAACCTGTAAGCATTGGAGGTAATAATACTGATGCATTTGGAAGATTAAGAGTATCAAACCCACTTACAATCTTTGACAGTAAGAATATAATGTCACAGAATAATTTATTTGATCCATCAACTGCAAATGGTGGAAGTGTTACTTATACAGCTAATAAATCTACAGTTAATTTAAATGTAACAGAAGCAGCTGGATCTAAAACAATAAGACAATCTAAAAGAGTTATGTCTTATCAACCTGGTAAGTCATTGCTTATTTTTAATACATTTGTAATGAATACTTTGACTGAAAACTTAAAACAAAAGGTAGGTTTGTTTGATGCAAATAATGGAATATTTTTTACAGCAGATGGAACAACACTTAAAATAGTAAGACGAACTTATACATCAGGCGCAGCAGTTGATACTGAAATATCACAATCTAGTTGGAATGGAGATAAATTAGATGGAACAGGTGCAAGTGGATTTGATTTAG